GGCCAGCCAGACGCGTTTTAGAGTAACACTACGCGTCAGAGTGAATAGTCCTGGATCGTTACGCTTCGTAGGCATCGTAAGACGCCTAAGAACCATGCTCCAGTCGTCAGCGGCCACGAGAATATCCCGTGGTACTGCTTGATGCACTCGAACTTCAAGACGTTGCAGGTCCGCATTGTAGCGGTACCGCTTCGATTTGAGGTGAGGGCATGCGTAACTATAGGGACGTATCCAGACGAGCGCGCCATATTGAACCAAAAGGTCTTTATAGCGCACACCGTCGAAGATATGTGGTTCAAGCACAGGCTTTTCCGAAAGAATCGGAAGACGCCCATAGACTTGTTCAACAGCTCCCGAGACTAGGGAAGCTACCCTGTGTAAACCGCGCGCGTACGCCTCGTTAGAAAACGAGACGTATGATAATGCGGTTTGAGGACTATGATAACGGCCTGCCATCCACACCTTCTTCAAACGAAGAGGAGTGACGTCAATGCCTTTATAAGCATCGACGCCACATGATTCCCTAAAGGAACCGTGTGTGCAGCACTTATCCGTGTTGAACATAAGTCCAACCTTAGGATAGTACTGAAGCAAGTGCGGATAGTCTTCCCGCCTTGCGATGATATCATCGCCGTACACGAATAGACGCTTGGCAACCTTTTTCATGCGGTCTCTGTAAACAGAGGCAGCATGTTGTCGTGAGACAAGAGGTTGATTATGCGTTTTCTCGTGTAGTAGTACACCTACGCCAAGTGCCATGAATACGATCGACTCGATTGGGAAGCATAAACTGCTCCCCATCGGGGCGAATTTCTTCATGTGCACGACGTCTCCATTTGGGAGGCGAGTAGCAGGGGTTCGAGTAGCCAAAAGGCACTCGAGCAAGTGTGGCACGTTACGAAATAAATTCGTAACTAATGCCACAGACACCCTGTCGCTAGCCTCCTTCATGTCAAGTGTGACCCATCGGCCACCCTTGGAACCTGAGAGGGCGAGTCTACCGTTGACATATTGGTCAGTGAAATTCACATGACCTTTAGTCCACGAGTTAGATTCGAGGTGACGCATGATAGCGCCACCTAGTCCTCCTTGGATCCATTGGTATTCCAGCGGTTCACACGAGATGATGCGAGGACCTCGACTATCTTTAGGGACAAGTACAACTTTTGCTGTACCTGCCTCAAAGACTTGGAGGCCTTCGACATACTCTGGCTCAGTTGCGAGGTGATCCATCCCATAAACAAAGTAACCCGTAAAAGGGTAACAGCGTTCAATGGATGAATAGAGCCGCCGAAAGCGATGCTTTCGGTGGTTCTTTTCTCCTGTAGCAACGGTACCAGGACCATGCTTAGGCAGTATATCGAGAGGGTCAAGAGACCCAAACACGTTCGTAATAAAATTACGAGCGTGATCAAGAATACTGTCATCAGCAATATGGTCAGGTAGACCAGAGTCCGTAGACTTAAATGCCTCAAGTAGTTCATACTCTTGGCTCTTAGTATATGGCACCTCAAGCTTGTACGAGATGTACAAGATTTGGCGTAGGTCACGAATCGCACGAGGCAAGGCATTACACAATTCCTTGCCCTGTTCAGAGAACACCAATTCGAACAACCAACCAAGAAACTTGGGTGTTGTACGGGAACGCTTCTTTTCGAAGCCTTCCGGAGCGAATATGGTGCCCTGGGAGAGCGCTTTGTCAAGCGCTTTCCCGAGTTTAGGGAGGGCCTTCGTTAGAAACGAAAGACCCTCACTCCTGACACGACGTCGCAAGACTGCAACGTCGCGTGTAGACTCCTGCTTCACAGCAAGAGAACCGTACGACTCGGCTACATCAATGATGAGCCGCTCGTGTAATTGAGTGTAAAACTCAAGCATGTCGCGCTCCTCTCGGAGCGATTGAACGTCATTCATAGAATGGCTAACAATACAAGACACATCACAACCGACTCGTCATTGAGCTCTTAGTAGAGTTCCGTGTAGAGGCCTGAGATTTTAGCTCAGGTAGGAGGGTACGCATGAGGTATAAACCCAGGCGTGCACGGAGTGGCAGATCGCGTAGCAGATAAACGTTGCCCTTCGCTTAACGTGAAGGGTTTCATTAATCTGGTTTACGATCAGAGACGCTAATCCACCTTACAGGTTGTCTAGCTAGATTATTTGTGTATCGCTACCCAAATTAACTAGCCCAACATACTTAGGGGTGAATATACGACAGAACAGACTTGCGCGCGACATTCATTGTACGCGCATAGGTATGATTCTCACGTATGCTTACTTTCTACTACATCACCAAACCAGCCTTCATACGAGGTTCCGAAACATAGAACCCATCACTTTGACTCACACTCCTTTGCAGGAGTGAGTCTGGGTGTTAGGGTTCGCCGTTGAGGAGCTTCGCGACATTCGCATCTGACAAAAAGTTTGTCAGTTGAGTGCGCATGTCTTTAATGATGGCTGCCGTGATCACCGCGTCCTCAGGGACTTCGATGTTCACGTAGACCGAAGCGACTACCGGAGCTGACGACGAATTGATCTTAGTAAGATCAAATCGGGCCAGATGGCGGTCGAGCGGAATGCCGCCACGGGAACTCTTACTGTGTTTAATAGTAAGAGTTTCGGGCGCGTTTAGTGGTGCTGCAGAGTTCGCCCTGACGGAAGATCCGTCAAGGATGGAACGCAGCGAGTATGTGCGAGTACTGGAGCTATCTCCAGCGCTCACGATGTCGGTTAGGAACATGTTTTACACGAGTTAGGACTGCTTCACAGCAGGCCAAATTCTGTACATCAGCTGCACAGATAGCAAGATGGCGGAAGCCAACGGTACCGTCTCGATTTTACGAGACAAGTGTTCCAGCTCGAATACGTAAGTATGGGAGCTGCTTGCGGATTCTCGGAGGACGGGGACGGTTAGAAACCGCCTGCCCGATGAGTGCCGCTCCAAGACTGACGGCTGTAGCGGAAGGAGGACGAAAGTCCAACCCCGTGTACATAGAAGGGACATCCCTTCTACGCTCGTAATAACTCTTCGTACCCCGGGCGATGGGAGCAATCAAGCTCTCACCCCACCAGTGTATGTAGAGTTCAGTTTTGTATGAGAACTTCACGCTATGCGAGAAGTCCTCAATCACAATAGGTATCGCAGGCGTGCGGAGGAGCTGTTCAATCCAGTCACCCATGTTGGTAAACCAATCCAACACGAAGCTGAATGGAATAGCGTTCCATAGGATCGCTAATGGATCAAAAAGATCCATTGCTTCTCCCCACGCTCGAAGTTCCAATTCCAAGTCAGAAAGTTCAGATACATCGTATCTAAATTTCATCGTGGCATGGTACTTCGGCTCAGTAACCCATTGAGTATCAGCGAAGAGCCGCACTACGCGGAAGTCGCCGACATTCTCTGAGAAGACTAAGCTACTATCACCCTCGGGGAGTTCAACCCCGGAGACGATATCAATCGGAATGGCATAATGTCTCGTTTGGAGACGTTTCGCCCGACGACGGATATCAGCTATCTTACTACGCACTGTGCGCATAAGATCGATGACGCCTTGAATAGTCTTGATCATCGGGGCAATACCGAACATGTACCAAAGGTACGCGTTCGAATAACGCCCGATTAAAGATTTCGCGCCTCCAAAAGGAGACAAGAGACCCTTAATCTGATGAAGTTCAAGCATATCATTAAAGAACTGATTCCCCTTCGAAAAGGAAGGAGTCATAGTTCTAACGGCTTCATACGAATATCTGTCCCAGTTAGGTTGTGAAACCACAACCCGATCGGGATACAGAGCAGCCGTATGTGTTCTAGCATATGTGTATACC